GAATCCAACTTACCGGATGTGGTGTGGATGCCCGTGGTAAAGTCTTCGGATATTCCTGTTACATACTTTCCAAGTACTACAGTTTACTACCAAGTACGAAGTTATGTCGATAGCCATAAAATATCAGCTATTTCCGTCCGAAACGGTGTTTCTGTTCCTGTTTACTGTGCAGATGCTAGTGAATATGTAGTGATATCTAGTGACTGGAATACAAATTGTAACACTGTTTTAAATTGGACGAACCACTTCGGGGAAAGTTTAGGACTATCTTACATCAAAGGATTTTTCGCAACGCGTGACGGTGTTTCTCTCCGTTTTAATGGACTTGCCTATGATGGATATTATCAAACAGACGGTACAGGCTTTGTATCAAGTAGCAATGTGTATTTGGCAAAGGATAATAGTTATGGTGAACGTCCCTTGTGTGTTTGTTATCCATTTAGCGGAATCTCGTTCATATCGTATTATAACTCGTATTGTTATTTGTATGTATCTGATGATGCCGGATTTAGCTATATACCCATGTTCAAGACACTGGATGATTACAAAAAATGGGTTACAGGACAGTCTGACTATTACCGAGTAAAGCCTACTTACACTGGTGGAGATGTAACCATAAATCCGAACGCGGACTATTCTACTGTATATAACAATATCTCCCAAACCATACAGAACAACTACAATGACGGAAAAGACTATTCGGATATTTTGGCAGCCATTCAAGTAGCATATGCGGAAAGCATGAAAAAGATATCGGAAAGCCTTGGAGACATTGAGGACAACACAGAACAATCGAATACATGGTTGGAAAAGATATATAACCAAGTTACGGATATTGATGAAGTGATAAAAAGCCAGTTCGATTCCTTGATTGAAACTATAACAAGCGGATTCAACAGCGTCATTGATGCCTTGTCTGTCATATCTTTACCCTCTGATGATGATTCCGGCGGTAGTTCCGGCGGTGATTCCGGCACCGAACACAAAAGTTTTTGGACGCGCCTAGGTGAATTTTGTAGCAGTCTCATAAACGGTATTTTATCACTGATTGAAACCGTACTTATGAAAGCTATAGACGGTCTTTTATATCTTGTGAATATCGTCATAGACAACGCGCAGATAGCTTTTGATGCTGTCACTGAACGCATGGAAACTTATGTGGATATGTTTCACGGCAACACATTTTTTGGAAGTCTCCGCAATGCCCTGCCCAAAGATATGACAGACCTGTTTGTTATATTCTCATTTGGCTTAGTAGCTTATGGTGTCATTGTTGCAGTGAAAGGCAGGTGATGGCATGAGTGGACTTATAAAGTACGCAAGCAAGGCTTTTGGTGACTTTTTTGATGGACTTTTTGGCGGTGTTCTTGATTGGCTGTCTGGCTTTGTAACAAGATTTTTCAACGGACTGAAACAGGTAGTTGAAGCTATCCTTTCAATTTTCGACTTCATCCCTGCCCTGCTTAAATTTATGGATATGTTGCTAAAGTCTGTGTTTTGGTTCTTTCCGGATGTTGTTTTTAACATACTGTACCTAGGCATAGCACTGGTGTTTATTTTCCTCATTTGCAGGTTGATTTTCAAAAAATAAAGGAGAAAGCCATGGAAGTTATACTATCACTTTTTAACATGCTGATTGATTTTTTTAAAACTGAATATAGCATTTTCGGTATGACGTTTTCGTTTTGGCAGTTTTTTGTACTTGGCTGTCTTGCCGCAATACTCGGGCTGATACTTAAAGCAATATTCAGTTGATTTTCCCAACGTTGGGAAAGAAAGGAAAAGAAATGGAAATAAATGAAACAGAAATTACTCCGAATGAAATGCCGGAAATTACAGAGATACCACAGGAAACAGAGATATTGGAAGAAACGGAAACCACACCTACTCCCGTTTTGGAAGATACGGAAGAAAAGGAAGAAACTGAAACACTGGAAGATACAGAAGAATCTGCGGAGACTGCGGAAACTTCGGAGACTGCGGAAACTTCCGAGACTATCACGGTATCATGTGACTGCAATGCGGATTTTGAAATTGATTATGAGCGTTTGGAAACCCTTATAAATAAATCCTTAGCCGTTAACCGTGAGCCGTCTGTTATGGATAAACCGCTTGCAGACTATAGTGTCAGCGAAGCCCTGCTCCTGCTGATTTTTATTTTGGAATTGTTGGAAATGATATGGAACTATGGAAGAAAGGATATATAACATGAAAGATATCGTATTTGAGTTTTTTAACATATGCGGACTTGATACAACCGCACCGCTTACCTTTGCAGATTTGTTTGTGTGGTTCGTATGCGTCTTTGTTGCACTGTTTTTGGTGCTGTCTGTATTCCGGTTTTTTTCGGAAATGTTGCAATTCCTTATAACGTTTATAAACAAGAAAGGATAATACCATGATTATTATTATACCGATTATTGTAATTATTGCACTTTGTATTTTGTCTGTCTGTTTCCGTTTGGTACTCCTGCACCCGTTCGCAACCGTGTATTACACAATCCGCGACGGGTATAGGTATTTCAGATATAAGCAATGGAATGTGTTGAAAACAGGAAAACTGATAGCCTATGTTGCCCTGTTCGGAAAAGGGAAAACGCTTTCTGTTGTGCATTACATCATGAGATTGTATAAGAAATACCACAACAAAAAAATCTATGATTTCAACCGTAAAAAGTGGGTTACGCAACGTGTTGTTGTCGTATCAAATGTTGATTTAAGTATCCCGTTTGTTCCGTTCAAGTCACTTGCACAGGTTGTTTCTATGGCAGACCATAACCGCGCGATTGACGAAAAGAACGATACGTTGACTGTAACACTTGTTCTTGGTGATGAATTCAGCGTACAGATGAACAGCCGTTCTTTTAAGTCTAACATAGACCCGCTTTTTCTTAATACCCTGCTTACATGTAGGCATCATCATATTACGCTTGTATATGATGCGCAAAAATTCAAACATGTAGATGCGCTGTTGCGACAGGTAACAAGCTATGTAGTGTCATGCAATAAGGTGTGGCGTTTCTGTGTCCACTGCTATTATGACCCTGATCAATTAGAATATGCAACAGACCCGACATTGGTTAAACCTTACAAGCGTACCGGCTTTTTCGTAAAGAACAAAGATTATAGCGCCTATGATACGCTCGCCTGTGTCGGCAATCTTCAAAAGTCGATTAAAGACGGAGACATGCTATCAGAGGATGAAATACTTGCATTACGTCAGAATGACGATAATACAGGTGTTGAAAATGTAGCCAAGCCTAGCAGACGATTAAAGAGGATGCGCAAACGCGGAAAGTGATCGGAACGAGCGTGGCGGTAAGCTTCAGCGCGCCACGCTCGGAACGGTCGCGCCTACTTGACAATAGCAACACTTCTCGGAAGTGAAACAGGGAGAAAAGTAACAATGAGTTCGTACAATGTAAAACTATTTGAATATTATGGAAGCCGGCAGATACGCAAGTATAGACGCGTGATAGAAAAAGAAGATATCAAACCAATAGAACAATATATAACAAACCATGTGAACGGTGAGTATGTATTCCAGTCACAAAAGACCGTGGATTATAACAAGATTTTAAGGGCAGAAAAAAGAAGTTGTTTTCCCAACGTTGGGAAAACAGAAGAAAAGGAACGTACCCCCGATATGGTAGAACGCTCTATTCTATCAAGTATTAACAGAACGAAAAACAAAATCTATGAAATAGCACGTGCTAATAAGTGGGATTATTTTATCACATTAACTTTTAATCCCCAAAAAGTTAATAGTAAAAATTATGAATATGTAAAGAATCTTGTATCCGAGTACTTTCACGCGGAGCGTAAAACCAAAGCCCCAAACTTAAAATATCTGATAGTGCCGGAACTGCATGAGGACGGAAAAAAATATCACTTTCACGGTGTACTGTCAGAAATAGGCAGTATGCCAATGGTAGACAGTGGTCATATAACCAGTGATGAAAAGCCCATATACAATATAGGCTCATTCCCATATGGATTCACCACAGCAACGAAAGTACAGGACACGCGCAAAGTGTCCGCATATATTACCAAGTACATCACAAAAGATTTATGCGTGGCTACGGAAAACCGCCGGAGATATCTTAACAGTAATAACTGTGAACGTCCTGTGGTGCATGAGTACACCATGACAGCACAGGAATATGATGAAGCTATTGGGGATTTGCAGGAATGTATTACGCACATGAAAACCGTAGCTATCCCACAAGGCTATAATAAAGTGGACTATATTGAAGTATCGGACATATAGTATTAGGCTGTTTCCCCCTGCATAGGGGGCTAGGGGGTCAGTGAAGCGGAAGCAAAAACAGGGTATAAAGTCAAACCACATCACGCTACAAAGTAGGCAGGGTTTGAGTTTTATACCCTGTTTTTGCTATCCTTTCCCATATAAGGGGGAACAGACATGAATCATAAATATCTGACAGAACGCGAACGTTACTACATAGAAATTTATCTGAATGAGGGATATACACCCACACAGATAGCAGAAAAAATAGGCTGTTGCCGTGCCACGGTTTACAATGAAATCAAGCGCGGAACTGTTGAATACATGGACAGCCTGCTTGCAGTAAAAAAGAGGTATGACGCTTTCAGCGGTCAGCGTGTTATGACAGAAAATGGACACAATAAAGGCAAGGCTCTGAAAATCGGGAACGATTATTCATTCGTCCGCAAGGTGGAGGAATTAGTAAAGGAAAAGAAATTCAGCCCCTATGCCTGCATCCAGTACATGCGGAAAAATTGCCCCGACATCCAAACAAGGGTATGCTTGACAACGCTCTATAACTACATAGAAAAAGGGCTTTTTTTAGGGCTGTCTAGGAACAGTCTGCCCTACCATAAAAAGCCCCGTAAGACCGCGCAGGAATCCCCTAGGGTAGCCCAAAACAATAAACGCGGGGAAAGTATCGAAAACCGTCCTAAAGCCCTAAAAAAGCGCGATTCGTTCGGACATTGGGAAATTGATACCGTAGTCAGTGGACAGGGAAAGAGTAAGCATTGTCTGCTTGTACTGACCGAGCGTAAAACGCGGTTTGAACTTATCAAGCGCATGGAAAACAAGAAAGCGGAATCCACTATAGCCGTACTGGATGCAATGGAAAAAGTTATCGGGTCTGATTCGTTCCGAAATATCTTTCGTACGATAACCACAGATAACGGAGTTGAATTTCTGAACGGTGAGGGAATGGAAAAATCCATATTTGCCGGAACAAGAACGAAAACATACTACTGCCACCCATACCGTAGTAGTGAGCGCGGCAGTAATGAAAAGCAAAATCAGATAATCAGACGGTGGATAGCAAAAGGCTCGGATATATCCGCATATACAGACGAATACATAAAAAGCGTGCAACACTGGCTCAACGAATATCCGCGCGAACTGTTCGGGGGTAGGTCTGCCTGTGACATGGTAAAAAAGGAAAACATTTTCCCAATGTTGGGAAAACTTGCGGAGCTATAAGAGGTCAAGGAACTAGTTCCTTGTCGGCTCTCCGTCCGAGAACGGAGAAAAACCACAAGAAAACCGCTACAGAGGCATACCCAAGTAACGGTTTTCTTGTGGCGCGCGGAAATATACAACATGCACAATTATCCGTATTATTGCATAATCAGTTTTTGTGCAAAGTGCAGAAAAAGTGTAGAAAACGTTATTTATACGAAAAAATGTCTAATTTCATTTTGACATTTTCG